CTGCCAAGAGTCAACGTGCCGCTCAAACCTGTGTCTGCTGAAGTGCTTGTGACTATAGAACCAGATGATTTAAGATTACTTGCCGTGATCGCATCAATTATCTGTACATCTGAAACTCTTGCTCCACTTACAAATATCTCATCATTCTCACATCTTATCTCAAATAAACTACCAAATGTCTGTGCACCTGCGTTAGGCACAATGACGAATGTTGCCACATCTGGCAACAATTGATTCATCACAAATGTGCTTAATTCTGTGAAGTAAAATGTATCACCGAATTCCCAATTTTCCAGTGCAAAGAATAGATTGATTGCTTCTATGACCCTGCTCTTTATATCAGCATCGTTCACGACCTGATCTGGGTTCTTGACTACTTTGAACGTTGCTTGTAAGTTTGTCTCAGCATTGGAACCGAACAACACTTTGTATTTCACAGGATGATATATTATTGTGTCACTGATTGACTTGATTGGTGCCAAAGCCGAATTGAAATTTGTGAACAACGAATCACTGCTTGGTAACAGAGGTTTTGTATCATTAGTGCCGTTGAGCCATAATCTAAAATCTGTGTCGTATGTTCTAGTTAAGATGTACATATCTATAAGATTAGATGCACTAGGATCGAGTCTTGTGTTCCCGTCCACCGTGTGTACGTATTGAAACTTGATTTTATCTCTTCCAACGTGTGCAATGTAATTTGTTACATCGCTGGTGATGTTGTTGGTGGTATCAATTTTTTTGAAAGAATCGCTATCTACAAGATACACAATATCACCGTTGTTGTAATCTCCTATTGTTCCCACACTTGATTGTCTCACATAAATTTTTTCTGAACTAGCATCCACATATTCGTATCTTGTAGTGCCTTGGCTTCCCGACACTAATTTTTGGAAAACATATTTTTTCAAAGGATTTGTTTCCGGATCAACCACATGATTGAATGTGTCTGGATTATCCACTATGCCGTCTTGGTCACTGTCAAACTGACTTAATTCAATCTTAGAACTGTCCACGTAACCTTCTGATGTCCTAAATTCTGTTGACACACTGAAGTTTAAATCAACATTGAAATTTGATGTCGTGTCCGGTTTAGTGTTTATTGAAAGCACTGTAATTTTATCTTGTAATGTTTTTCCAGTCTGTACATTAAAGTTTCTATCTGCACTATCATAAAAGAATCTTACTTCTCTTTTACTTTCAAACACATAACGCAATCCTCGTGATGTCATAGTGTATGACGATCCATTTGTGATAAATTTTATAATCCAACTGGAGTCTAATTGTTGGCTTGTTAGATCACCAGTCTTACCTGTACTGAAATCACCAAACACATTTAGATTGTTTTCATCGATCACTTGCCATTTTCTCGTTGCAACATCATATCTTAATCCAAAGTTATTGTATGCAAATGCTTGATCAATTATTAATGTTTTTACATCATCACTTAATAATTTGCTGAACTTAGGCAATATCTGTGTTGCTATTGCATTAGAAGGAATCACATCATTCAATGATATAGCACCGTCGCCCGTGTTTGTATTTGAAACACCGTCATTCAATACACTCACAACAGAAGTCCACACATAAGTTCTTGAATTAGGATGATCAGCAGTACCGGACATTAATTTGTTATTGTCATCTCCCATGAAATGCTGACCAGTTGGTGCCTCAAATTTAATCATTGCACCTGGTTCAATGTATTTCATTTGACTTGCTGTAAATTGTCCTACTTGATAATTTGTTCCTGTTGAACTGTTTGTGAATTTTCCTGTAGACAAGTTTGTTGTGCTAGTAACTTGGTTCCATGTTGCATTCAAATCAGTCAATAATATTTTTGGAAATTTTTCTATATAATAATTTCTTGTTTTCTTGTCGCTTAACAAAGGTTCTATCTTATTAGCAATGACTGCCTCGATATCTGTTTGAGTAGCAAAACTAAATGTAGAAATTGATTCAGTATCTTCTTTGTATATAGAACCATCAGCACCAAATATATTTGTGTTGCTGAATTTTCCTGTGCTGTCTATAAGATCAAAATATCTGGAAATGCCGCTAGAGGTTCTGTTTGTTGCTTTAATTTTTACAATTTCTTGATTTGTACCTAAAGGTGCAACCTGATAATCTTCGCCTGTAACCATTCTATTTTGTGTATAATAAGTTGCAGGAGCATTCTGTCTTATATTTGCATTTGATTCTGATGTAGTTGCATTATCAACAGTGTATTGTAAACCAAAAGTAAGTGTTATAGTTTGTTGTTGACCATTAGCAGAAATATAGTCTACATCTATTTGAATGTTTTGCAAATCATCCGGAGTGATTCTAATTGATCTATTTGCACTCGTTCTGTAATAAACTCTAAAAGTACCTTGAGGCAAATTGCCAAATGTTCCATCTGCAAATTTAATTTCAACTGAATCTCTATTTTTTGTTAAGACAGTGTAGATGTTTTTGATATCTTTTGCAGTTGAATTGTAGATCACATTGTTTCCTTGTGTTGATTCCACCTTAGTCCATAATTCTACTTCATTGCCATTTTCATCTAATCTCCATAACCAAACGTCTGTGTTGTTTACGTTCGTTGCATCAACAGCCACAGTTTGATTATTACCTGGAGTAGAAATAGTAAAGTCACCTTGATCCAGCACACCTTGTCTAAAATGTGCAAAAAATCCTGTGTTATTACTTGCACTTCCTTTACCATCATCTCGATATAAAAATCTTAATGCTTCACCAACAGCAGGAGTTTCTTCAACTATCGCTCCATTTTCAAATCCTGTTGATACAACGTCAAAGTCTAAATTTTGACCATCAACATTTTTTGAAAAAGAAAATACAGATGCATCAAGACTTGCTGAACGGAATCTATATTGAGCAGTTGGAATAGAATCAATTGTGTCACTCTTTACAGGACTGCCAAATTTTTCATTATCGTTTAGTCCTGCATTTAAAACTTTTATAAATTGTTCGTACCAATTGCTGTTTCCAGAGTCGTTCCATGTAACAACCTGTCCTGACAAATTTAAGTTATTGCTGTCAACAATGTTTTCAGTTGTAGAAACCGCAAGTAATTTCAATAGTCCGTTTGCCGCTTGATTTCTAGTTGCATTGTAACTTATTAGTCTTGCTAATTTTAAAACACTATCTCTTCTGTCTGCTAATTCTAAAAAATTTTCTCTTGCGTTTAAATCTATTCTATATGAAATATTTTGACCTAGAAATGCAATTAAATCTATTAGGGCAAGATATTCTGATGATTCTATGTAGTCGTTGAAGTCTTCAGGATAGTTGTCTCTAAGATATTGAACCATTGTTCTACGCAATGTGTCAAAGTCGTAACTTTTAAAATCTGCATTTTTATAAGATTGGTATACTCTTTTCCAATCTTCTGCAAGTAACAATCTGTTTAATCTATCTGTTGATGACATGAATTATCCTTTTTATACCATTATTTATTTGTGTTAGTAAACTACGCATTTAATTCGGTATCCCAATTCTTTCGTCAAAAGTTAATCTTAACGTCTCTGACACGTTGTAAGTCAAATACTCCAGTTCAACTTCGATCTGTAAACCTGATTCAAAAGGCACAATTTGAACTGTTGTTGCACTTACCCTAGGATCAGTGTTGATAATGTCTAAAACGTCCTGTTCTATTGCCTCTTCAAGTTCGCTTGTCAATGGATCTTGAATTACGTCCCAGATTATAGTTCCAAAGTTTGGATTTTCTAATTTCTCACCTTTAGATATATGAAAATGATTAATAATGTCCTGCTTGATTAATCCAATGTCAAAGAGACCAAATTTTGTGTTGTCATTGTTGACAGTGCTTATTCCCCTATATGCTCTTTGAGTAGGTAATGCTGTCCGCAAAGTGCCCTTTGCTACAACTACGTCCTTATACAATTTTTTCTCAGCCATACTACTATTTACGCTCCTTAAGTTCTACCACTTTTGAAAGTGTCTGGTATGTTAATTGGTTCAGCAACTACTATTTGTTCATCGACATTTCTATCTGTTTTTGCAACTGCAACAGCGATTGGATCATAGTTTTCATGATGTGTCCAAGGTTCGTGTTGTGGTATACGTTTCATTATTGAGTCTGTGCTTTCTCCAGGATTTTGAAATGTTGATAAGGCACTGATCGGAGCACCCGAGAACACGCCATTGGCTATGTTGACCAATCCTCCCACGTCTATATTGACATTTGATCCTGCATACAAATTGCTATCAGAACCTACAGTTGTATTTTGTGTTGCACCAATGTCATTTGTTTGTGTGCCAGTCACTTTTAAATTTTCAGTTGCAACCTCTGTGTTTATTGTGTCTGCTTTTAAATTAATATTGCGATTAGCCTCAAGGTTAAAATCTCTGTCTGTTTTAAAATTGAAGTCTCCTTTGCTGTGGACACTTACACTATCATTTGCAAAAAAGTCTATTTTGCCACTTGCAGTCATTTCTATCCAAGCGGACCCATTTGCGTTTGCAATATAAACTAAATCTTCTGAGTTGTGTAATAATATTTGATGTCCAGTTCTAGTTCTTATTCTGAATAATTCGTTGTGCGGAGTGTTTTCATCACCTTCTGTCACTGGTTCATCTGTTGCAACATTAATGTATTCGTATTTGCCAGTCGCCGCAGAAGTTTTTCTTATAAATTTTTCATCACCGTCGTCCATTACTATAGATGTACCGCCTAATCGTGCAGTTAAGAACGTGTCGGATTTTGTTGCAGTCTTGTCTAAAGGTCCAGGAGTGCTTATTCCAAACACAGAACTAGGAACTTCTCTTCTTGCACTT